TCTTGAATGCGCGCCCGACCTGCTCGGCGGCATAGTCTTGCAGGTAGGTCAGATCGGCGGCGTTGCGGCCGGGCTCGCCCTTCTGGCCAGGCTCGCCGTTCTTGCCTTCAATGCCAGGCGGTCCGATTGCGCCGGGGTTGCCCGGTTCGCCGCGCTCGCCCTTCTCACCGGCCTCGCCCTTGGCTCCCTGCTTACCTTCCGGCCCGGTGTCGCCCGGCGGCCCCGGCAGGCGCGCCAGCGCCCGAACTTCGGCCAAGGCCTGACGGCCCAGGGCAAGGCAAACGCCGAAGCCCTCGATCAGTGAATACGTTGGCGCGGGGATCATTGGTTTCTCACTCATGCCGCCCCCTATGCAAATATCTCGTCGGCACGGGCTTGCGTCAGGATGCCGTCGGTGACGAGCGAGGTTTTCAGGGTGGTTACTTTTTTCTTGTTGAAATTGATGGTGGGATCAAACACCACGACGTCCCAATTCTTGGCATTACCCGCAGTCTGCCGCCACGTCGTTGCGGTCGCAGCGCGATACTCCGCATTGGTAAAGCGCCCGATGAACTCGCTGCTCGCAAGTGTTGCCTTGATCGCAATCGGAATAGTGGCGATGACGTTGTTGCCGGCATCGATCTGCGGCTGCGTCGCATTAGGCGCGGGAATGAATGACCAAGTCGCACGATCGTTCTGGTTGCCGACACTGGTGCTGACTGTCGGACATCCCGCATCGATAATCGCGTCATTGAGCGTGATGGCATCCATGCGGCATCACATCTGATAAGAGAAAAACAGCTTGGACATGGACTGCTGGAACGCTCCGTAAAACGCAGCCGTTCCGGCTATAGTTGCTGCTTCCAGTGCCTGCATGAAATGCCAGCCGATGGCTGGCGTTAGTGCGATTTCTGCCGTCACCGCCGATTGCAACGTCGTGCTGCTGGCCTGCGCGCTGCCGCTGGTGGAAAACACCGAGGTCGAGTCGTAGCCGATGCCGATGGTGCCGCCAGTGCTGGTGTTCAAAGCGGAATGCGTCGAGTAAATCCCGAGCGAACTATCTTCACTGAGGCCGGTGATGAAACTCGCTCGAAATGTCAAACCACTCGCCGAGCCGGCGGCATTGGCGGCATGCGGCGTAACATTGGTGGAAGTCCAGTTAGAAGTTGTGTCGCCACAAAATGCCGCCACGTTAGCGCGGTTGTAAGCATTCCAGACGCCGAACCAACTTTCGCCAGGAGGATTTGCAGCCGTTCCATATTTCCAATCCAACGTACTTGATGCATTGCTGCGCGTAGTGCCGACATAGGTGCCGCGTTGCGCTGCCGGTCCGTTGGTGATCGATGCGTTGTTGAGATAAATGCCGTTGACCATTCCTAGCGCCGTGCCGGCCGAGCGCGTGGTGTCGCTGGTCCAGTCGGGGCCGTGACTTAGGCGGATGATACCGGCATCATTCCAGACGAACCAATCATTGACCTTGGATGCCCCGATGGCGGCCGGGTTTGTGGTTGTGTCAGTCGTGGCCGCAGACATTCCGGTGTTGCCAATGCTTGTCATCGTGAAGCTGCTGCCGTCGTAGATCGGACAACGGTTTCCCACATAAGGGTAATAATAGAGTATTGTCTGCCCGGCGGCTGTCGTGGTCAGCACCGGTGATCCCGCTTGCAACGTCAGTCGCCCTTGCGGCGGTCCAAAGCCGCCACTCACGGCAGTTGCTTTGATTTGCCCTGCTGTCGTTCTGTCCCACGTCACGGTTGCGGTGTCAGTCAGCACGCGCTCGGCGGTCAGCGTCGCGTCAGCCGTTGATGTAATGTACTCCGCACCGACCGGTGCGCCGCCGGTCACAGTCGAGGTCAGATTGCCGCCGGAAAACGCCAGCCCAGTGCTGACAACGACAGGTGACCAAACGTTACTGGCAGAGCGATAATAGATCGTATTGGTGCCGGTGAGCGCCGCGATTGCGGTCAAGTCGGCATCGAGCGGCTGATAGGCAGCAGCAGCGGCCGCCGATGTCAGATAACCCTGGGCCTGGACATAGGCTGTAGTCGCGATCGAGGTGTCGTTGTCAGCGGTTGCTGGCGTCGGCGCCTTTGGATCGCCGGTGAAGGTTGGCGATGCCAGCCCTGCATAGGCCGACAGGTCGATCGAGATGTTCTGCGTGCCGCTGTTGTAGTTGAGTGGCGCACTCGCCGAAACAACACCGGGCGGTCCCTGTATTCCGGCTGTTCCGGGCGGCCCTTGCGCACCAGTTGCCCCAGTCGGTCCCTGCGGACCCGGCACCGTGCTATCGGCGCCGGTTGGGCCTTGCGGTCCGATATCGCCCTGATCGCCCTTTGGTCCTGGTGATCCGGTCGCACCTGCTGCGCCAGGATCACCTTGCGGCCCCTGCGGCCCAGGCGGTCCCGGCGGGCCTTGCTCACCGCCACCATCGCCGCTTCCGCCGCCGCCTCCACCGCCGCCGCCGCCGCCCGGAATCCGAAGGTGATCGATGCGGCCGTTCAGCTCGTCGACATCGTCATAAAGCTCGGTGAAGTTGTTATTGCACTTATCGAACGAGATACGGATTGCATCGTCATGCGGCAGTTCGTCGATGTTGATAATCTGCTGCGACATTTACGAGTTGCCGGGCTCTCGTTGTTCGAGCGGCGGCGACTCGTGCAGCAGGCGCAGGGCAAGAGCGACCTGTCCGGCGAGCTCGGGCGGCAGCGCGATCTTGGTGACGGCCTCGGCGACGCAGTCGCGCACGAACGGCACCATGCCCTTCGCCAGTTCGGTGATGTCGTTGTCATCCATCATGCGGCCTCGCGATGTATCGCCTGCAATGCCAGCGTGAATTGCTGCGCGATATTCTTGGCGGGAATGGGCTTCGGCGCCGGCTCGGCCGGCTTGGCCTGCGCGGGCGGCTGCGGCGGTGCTGGCGGCGTGGCCGGTGCGAACGGGTCGGCCTGCGCGTCGCGTTTGGCGAGCGCTTGAAGTGAATAATTTTGTTGCTGCAGGAACGGGCTGTCGCCGCCGGTGACCGGCTTGAGATCGAGCTTGCCGCGGCCCTCGTTCGGAGTCATTACGCCGGCGCCGACCGCATCGCGAATGGCGGTGACCTGCGTTACGGTATCCATGCGCAAGAGGTTGTCGGTATCGAACTCGGTGCCGAGACTTTCGCCGACGCCGATGCCGAGTGCCGCGTCGAGCACTTCCTCTATTTCCTCGATGTGCGATTGCAGCGCCTGCGAATAGTATTCAACGTTTAATGCTTGAACGTTATTGTATGTCGGCAGCACGCCAACGCCGACCTTGTAGGGTGGCACATGATAGACGCTGCAGACGACTTCGGCCGACCATTTCAGTTGCTCGACCATCTGATTTTCGACACTGGTTAACGCCATCTTCTCGTACTTCATGCCGCCGCTAAGGACTGCGACGCGGCCGAGATTGACGCGCGAGAACCGCTGTTCCCACTCCTCCTTGATGCGCTTTTCCTGCACGTCGTCGATCTCGCCCGGCGTTGTCAGCAGGCCGCCGGGCACCGATGCATTCTCGAACAGCAGCGCGGAGGTCTTTTGCGCATTGAGACCGAGCATCGAGGCCAGCCCCGAGGCGAACACTGGCGGCGTGCCGACCAGCGGGTGAAATAAACAGTTAAAGCGATCGTGGATAATTTCGCGCGCCGGCACGACGATGTCGTCGATGTCGGCCAGGTTGTCGCTGCTCAAACGGTAGAACACGCTGCCGTCGTCGGCGACCAGCGGCTGCACCCGCGTCGGATCGAGCACATGCAGCGCGGTCACCACCTGGCGATTGTCGCGCACCTTGAGCACATAGGTATTGCCGCGCGATAGTTTCGACAGCACCCAACATTCCCAGAACTGATTCCGGGTTTGATAATCATTGGGCCGCCGCAACACCGGGCTGAAGGCCGGGTTGGTGGTCTCCGACCAGATGTCGTTCTTGTCCTTCTCAACCAGCTTCACCCGCAGCTTGGCGATGTCGCGGGCGATGAGCGTCTTGCACGCGAAGTCAGCATGAAACGATGCCGCGGTGTCGACATTGATCTCGAGGTTGCGCTGCCACGCGCCGGTGAACGGCTCGCGGATGATCGGATACCAGCCGCCGCGGCCTTCCGGCACTGAGGTGAGCGCCTTGCGCTGCTCGCCGGTGAAGGGAATTGGCAGGCCGAAGATGCGCATCAGCCCTTTGCCTTTGAAATCTCGTACTGCAGCCGCGCCATGCCCCAGCGCCCATCGACGTCGATGCCGAGCTGCGTGGCTTCCATGCGCAGACTGTCGATATCGTTGGTCGGCTCGGCTGCTGCAGGTTCCGGCTCGGCTGCAGGCTCGGGCTCTGCGACCATCTTGGCCGGCGCCGCCTTGGCGGCAAACCGCGCCTTCCTAGCCGCGACCAGCGCGACCGCATGCCTGGGCGGCGCCTCGTATTCCTCGCCGGCAACCAGATGCCGGGTGCCGTACTTGTGCGGCTTGGTCGCCAACAAGGAAAGCAGTTTCATCGGCATCATCTCCGAAAAAAGGAGGCGGACGAAGGCCCACCCGCCTCCGGGCAGCGAGGAGCTTAGGCGGTGTGGACGGGTCCGCCCCAGTCAGCGCTGGTCAGATACGCAACCGACTGCGTCCGGCGACGAGCCCAGTTGAGCACCCGCTCGGCGCGCACGGCGATTGAGTTTGTTTGGTACATTGAGACAAGCGACGTTGCTGTTGGTGTGATCGATGAACCTGTCGGCGCATCGGTCATCTCAAGCGAAGCCTCCGTGCTGGAATCGACCGACACCTCGCCATCATCTGCCAAATAGATGTCCGACGCATTGACCAATACAACGATGGCTGCAGGGACATAATCGCTGACAATCACCGGGTAGCCAAAAAGTGTTCCACCAGTGAATGACATGGTGGCAAATTCCGGCTGTCCGAGCGGATTAGTCAGCGATGCAAGCCCTCCCGCAGCGGTCGATCCCATGATGAACACGCCGGTTGTTGGCGGATTATTGGCGGCAGTGTACTTAGCTATGAGAGATCGAATGTCGACCCGGATTGCATCGGCATCGTCACCCGACGATACAATCGTCGGCGCACCGTTGGTGATCGAGGCCGGCGAGATGCCCGCCACTGCCGCCTTCGACGGCGTGATGAAGTCGATGTCAATCCGCTCTCTGACCGCCGCTGCCAACTGATCGCGAACGATCGTATCCGACTTGGGCGAACTAAATCTCACCGACTCCATGGTGAGAACGCAGATGGTCGCCACCTTGAGCGGCGCCAGCGTTGTGCGAGTGAAGGCGAACGCAGTGAGCGGTTTTGCCTTTCCTTCCCCAGTCCACCAGGCAGCACCGCCAGCGGTTTGCGCGATCATCGGCACATTGAACATGACATTGCGCAGCGACGGGACGCCGCCTTGGCCGAACCGACCAAGAATCGTTTGCGGCCGCAACCATTCGATAAAATCTTGAGCGGTGCCACCTTCCAGGCTCACGAGATTAGCGGACCAGTTACCGGAGATCGTTGAGCCCGCTACAACGTTGGCCTTTTGAGTCAGTTCAAGAGTTACCGGACTGTCTGGCCCGTACAGTTCCGCAGCGATATTGCCCGCGGGGCGGTATTGTCGATGTGAGAGGATTTCGCATCTAAGCCTTTGCGCAAAACCAATACCCGGCTCAAGCTTCGGCGGTGCCTTGACGCTGATGATGCCGCCGCGCGCTGCGGTGCCGTCTTCGGACCTCTCGACCCTCTCGACCGGCTTGGCCGCAAACGCCTTGGCCTGCTCGATCTTGCGCAGCCGCACCAGATCCTTGTCTAAGGCTTCGACTTCGCCGGCGAGCGAATCAAACTCGTCCTGCTCGCCCGCATCCGAGGTGCGGTCCTCGTCGAGGCTTTTCTGCATCACCGCCTCCATGCGCGAGGCGCTGGCGGAACGCTTGGCTTCAAGCGCGGTAATCTGCTCTGCAATGGTTTTCATGGTGCCCTCCTGGGCAGCAGACTTCTGTTGCGACAGTCCCAGGGCACTGGGTGGGTTGAGATGAACGACAGGGCGCAGTTTTTTCTGGCCGGCCACGGCCCGCTGCGCAGTGTCGATCGATTTCACGGTGGCGATGGTGCATTCCGAGTTGGCCGGAATCGTCACCGCCGATAGCTCCAAGAAATCCCATTTGGTAAAACGGATTCCTTTCGTCTCTTTGATGAACTCGTGCTCGATCGGCTTGAACCCGATCGACAGGCCGGGAACGAGGCCAGCCTTGATCAGCGACCAGGCGCGATCGATCTCGGCGGTCACGCCCTTCGCGATCTTGGCAATGATCTCGATGCCGGCCTTGGTGACCTTGGCATGGGTGACCTGGCCGATCGGGTTGCCTGAGTCGTGTTGCCACAATAGCGGCAGCGGCAACTTGAACTGCGCGCCGGTTGGCTCGACCACATCCTCGAGGCGATCCGGCGTCGGCGTAGATGCCATGCCGGTAATGACGCGCGCTTCCTCGTCCACCTGCTTGATTTCAAGCAGGGCATAAGCCCGGTTGAGCATGGGAGTTAGTCCTTCAGGCGAAAAACAATCGAACTTCCGGCCGGCGTTGCGGCGTCGGGTTGAGCGCCATCAATGCCGAGGCGTTGAACAGCGCCATCAGGCTATCAATCTTCCCGTACCCGGAATCATCTCTGGCGACGCGCATCCCGGTTGGCGTCGGCACGATCCGCGCATTGCCGGCCATCCAAGTCATCATCGCTTGCCCGCCGTGCTTGAACGAACCGTCGACGAGCTTGCGCTCGACGGTCTTGATCGCGCCCATCAGCGAGATGCCTTGGCGGATGCCGACGAGAAGTTTG